CAGAAGTAAAAGATTATATTTTATCATTAAGAACACGTGGTTTTAAAATACGTGTATGTACATTTGACCGCTGGAATTCTCATGATATGATGCAGCAATTGAAACAATATGGAATAAATACAGAGACTTTATCTGTAGCTAAAAAACATTATGACGATATGGCCATGATTGTTTTAGAAGAAAGATTGACTGGTCCTTACATACCCCTGCTAGTAGATGAATTGCTTCAGCTAAGAATTATGAAAGATAAAGTTGATCACCCAAGAAAAGGATCTAAAGATTTAGCTGATGCAGTGTGTGGATCAATCTACAATGCAATAAGTTTGACTAGACCTAATACTAATCAAGAAATAGATATTCATACCTATGATAGCATGAAATGGGATATGGAAGATACAGATACAACTAAATTAAATATAATTAAGGCTCCTAAGATGCCAAGACAATTGGAAGAAGTTTTAGACGGAATGGAAATATTATGAATATATATCAAGAAAAAGCTAAAGAGTGCAAATGCTGTGGGAAACATGTTCCATTGCCAACTGTTCTAAAAGAATATAATGGAATAAATATATGTCCCACTACATTTGCAAATGTGATAGAATATAAGAGACTGTGGAAATCTCTTGGATCCAGGCCTCCTGGAAATGTAAGAAAACACTTCTCTGATTATGTGCAAAAATTAGTAGAAGATAGCCAGGATATCATTAATATCTCACATAGAAATAATCAGGTGTAAAATAAAATGATTTTTAATAATAATAATGCTAGATATAATAAGTCAGTATTTTCTGTAATTACTAATCATGGGTTTCAAATAAATTGGCAAGAGGACCCTGATGACTTCTATCAAAAATGGAAAAAAGTAAAATTATTGCAAAAAAATTTGCCTAAACAAGTATCCAAAAATTTTGGATATTTTGACGACTTTTATAAAAATTTAAATTTTGTACAAAATAATACTAAAGATATTGTTGAAGATAAATATCTTCAAAATGCATATACAATATTAAATTCACCATTTTATATTATAAAAAGTTATGATTCTTTTTTTAATATAACATTAGGCCCAAATAGTTTTTATTTGTATCCTCAGACTGAAGCAGAATGGAAAAGTTGTGAAAATTTTGACGATATTAATAAATATAAAATTCAAATAAAAAAAATAAAAAATGTTAAATTATCTAAGTATAGTGAAATTTTAGTAAATAATTATAATGAAATAGAAAAAATAATTAAATTTCAAAAAAATATTGATTTGAGCGGAAATTATTTTATAATAAATGTTTGGGAGTCAGCATATTGGCATAGTGTAGTAGAACAGATAGGAACATTTTTATTTTTAAAAAAATTTATTACAGATTTACAATTACTTATGTTAATGCCATGCAAAAAGCATTCGTGCTGTTTGGATCTTCAACAACATAGTCCATTTAGCGGATTTGGTTATTCAGAAATTATTAATATGATATCTTCTGTTTTTCCTGGAGATGTTGTTAATTTATGCATTAATAGATATGAGCATATTAATATTGAAAATATTTTCTTTTTTTATAATATTCAATATGATGCATCATCGTTAGACAATACTTTTCAAGTTATATATAACAAATATTTAAAGCCAAATGTTTTTACTGAAATTGCTAATTTGTTTGATCAATTTTATGGAATTTCTAAAAAATTTAAAAAAATATTTATATATTCACAAAAATCTTTAGATTATGATTTAATTTTGCAAGAAGATGACACAAACACAATTGCTGGGGGTGTTATACATAAATTAAAATCTTTAGGTATTTTTTCTGATGAAGAAATTTCAAAAATGATTGAAGACAGAAAATTTTTATTTCAACAAACATCTGATATAAATATAAATGGCTTTAATCCAAGCTGTGACGAATTTGTAAGATATATAACTCCAAAAGAAAAAGATAAACTTTTTAATTTTTTTAAAAAATATAATTATGAAATAATTAATTTAGACAATATAAATTTTAATGATCAAATAAATTTATTTAGATCGTCAACGCATATTGCATGTTTTAGCGGATCATATGCCTTATCTGCAATGTATGCAGGCTCTAATACTAATATGATAATAATATCTTTAGATACTAGATATGCATTTTTACATTCATACTATGCTGAATCAGTACAAAATAATGTTTTAAAAGCTATGCCAAACACTTCATTTGAAATGAGAAAACCTTATTATGTAGAAGAAGTATTAGATTATATAAAAAAACACGAGGATATTTTATAATGAAAATAATAATACCAATGGCTGGATTAGGATCAAGATTTAAAAATGCTGGAATAGAAGTTCCAAAACCATTAATAGAGGTAGCAGGAAAAACTCTTATAGAGCATTCTGTTACATCATTAAAAATACCTGGACAATACATTTTTATAACTAGAGAGTATGAAAATTTAGAATATAATGAAAAATTATCTAAACTGTTAAAATTTCTTTCTCCTGATTGTATAGAAATTAAATTAAATAAAAATCAATTAGGGGCTGCAGACGCTGCTCTTTATGCAAAAGAATATATAGATAATGAAGATTCATTAATAATTACTAATTGTGATCAAAGGTTGGATTGGGATAGTGAAGATTTTATTGATTTTATAAATAAAACTAAATGTGATGGCGCCGTTCTTTTATTTGAATCAACTGATCCTAAAAATAGTTTTGCAAAAATTATTAACGAAAAAGTTATAGAAATTGCTGAAAAAAAAGTAATAAGCAATCATGCACTTTTTGGATTGCATTATTGGAAACATGGCAAAGATTTTGTAAGTAGTGCAGAACAATTACTCAAAGAATATAAACAAAAAGGCCTTAACGAATGTTATGTTTCGGAAACATATAACTATATAGTTAAACATAAAAATATTTTAGGATATTTAATCGAACACAATCAGTATCACTTGCTTGGTACACCACAAGATATTGAAATTTATTTAGCAAAAATTAAAGAATATTATGCAGAAAAACCAAAGACTATATTTTGTGATATTGATGGTACTATAATAAAGCATGCACATAGATTTAGTCATATTGGAATAGATGATGCTAAAATTTTGCCAGGAGTAATAGATAAATTTAATGAATGGGATTCAAAAGGTCATACCATTATCTTGACAACTGCTAGAAAAGAATCTGCACGTCAACTGACAGAAATGCAGTTGTCTAATTTAGGATTGTGTTGGGATTATTTAATTATGGGAGTTACTAGTGGAGAAAGAATTTTAATTAACGATAAATTAAAAAAAGAAGATCAGGATAGGTCTATTGCTATTAACGTTATAACAGATTTTGGATTTAATGGAATTGAATGGGAAAATGTAGGTTTATGAAAATTGGTAAAATAAAAGATACTGAAAAGGGATGGTTTATAGGAAATTTTCCTAAAGCAATATTTAAATCAGAAGAATTTGAGGTTTCTTGGAGAATTCATAAATCTGGTGAAAAATGGGATCTGCATTATCAGGAAATTGCGACAGAAATAAATTTATTGATTAGTGGTCAAATGATACTAAACAGTCAAGAATTAAATTCTGGAGATATTTTTATACTTGAACCTTATGAAATAACAGATGTAAAATTTATTACGGATTGTTCTGTAGTTTGTGTAAAAACTCCAAGCATTCCTTCCGATAAGGTTATAGTTAAAAAGGCTATTGACTAAATCTATATCAATTAATATAATTGAATCATAGAGCAACAGTAGCTTAGTTGGTCAGAGCCCCTGACTCATAATCAGGTAGTCGTAGGTTCGAGTCCTACCTGTTGCACAAAAAGGGAGTATAATAGACATATGGAAGAAAAAGAGTATGCAAATGAAATTGAAAGATACATTGCTATGGGAGCTATAGAAATTGCTGGCGTAGATGAAAACGGAGAAATACTTTTTGCAATAAATGAATCTGCAAAAGAAACAGCCCCAGAATTATGGAAATCCCACATGCATTTTATTGATAAAACGCTAGTGGATCTTTATGAGTCTGGTGATTTGACTGTAGAGTATGATGAAAATTTAGAGGCAACAATTAGTTTAAGCGAAGAGGGTTTCAGAATAGCAAAAGAAAAAGGCATACTACCATTAGAGATGCCAGAGATACCAAACAATTAGGAGAAATATATGCCATATAATATAAAGCAAGGAGCAGCAGGATGCAAAGGTTTTGCTGTTGTAAATGAAAAGGGTGAATTAAAAGGATGCCACCCAAGTAAATCACGTGCATTAGCTCATCAAAGAGCATTATACGCAGCAACAGCCAATGAAGAAAAAATGGCTGACAAGAAAAAGAAAATTCTCTAAGCCTTCGTAGCTCAGAGGACAGAGCAGGACTCTTCTAAGGTCTTGGCCGCAGGTTCGACTCCTGCCGAAGGCGCAGGCGGATGCTTGAAGATGTCAGTCGCATTTGCTATAATATATGTGGGTCGCCAATCGGGACCCACATATTAATTTATTCGCTTAAAGGAGGAATAAAATGGTAACACA